CTCCATCCCCGTCCTCTACGCCCAGCTCTCCGCGCAGCGCGGCAGGCACGGGATCGCCGCCATCGGACCGTCCGGGTTCGCCTCGTCGAGCCCGGCTGACGACGGCGTGCTCGTCCTCCGCGACCCCCGCAGCCGCCCCGACATCACCGGACCCGACGACGTGGAGCGCGCGCCACGGCCGCCCCTCGTCGTCCTCCAGGCCCTGGCCGCCCGGGTCGACAGGCGTGCCCTCGACGGCCAACAGCAAGCAGGACCACGTCAACCAGCAAGCGTGGAAGGCCTCTCCGCGTGGCTGTACGGGGCCGTCGGCTGGATCGCCGGGCAGGAGTGGGTGTGGGAGGCCTGGACCGACCTCCGATCGCTCTCCGGCGCCCTGAGGGCCGCCCTCGGCGATCCGCCCCCCTCGGCGGTCGGCACCTGCGACGTGATCGTCAACGACGCCGGCGAAGAAGACCCCAACGGCCCCTGGCGATGCGCCGTCTGGCTTCACGTCCCCGAGATGCCCCCACGCGCACCCGACGAGCCGGTGCACATCCCGTCGCTGCGCTGCCCCTCGTGCAGGCACGTCTACAGCGGCGCCGAACTCGTCGAACTCGGCCGACGCCGCCGCCAACCCATCGCCTCATGAGGAGCCCTGCCATGCCCGGACGCAAGCAGCAGCAGTCCACCGCCTTCAAGATCTACGTGCTCGTCGTGTGCGCCGCCTGGATCGGCGTGCCCGTCGCCGCGCTGTGGGGCCTCGACTGGCGGTGGATCCCCACAGCCTTCGTCGCCGCCGTCGTCGCGTTGATTGCCGGCGGGCTCGTCGAGAACTGGGCCCACGAGCGCGCCGAGAAGCGGGCGCAGGAGCGACTGCTGGAGCCCGCCCCGATCGACTGGCCGACCCACTTCCGCGCCACCGCCGAGGACCGTGACGCGCATCGGGCTGCGATCGCCGCCGAAGAGGAAGCCTGGCTCGGCGGCAGGCAGGAGCAGCCGTGAACGGGCCGCGGATCTCGTCGTTCTGCTCCGGCGCCGACTGCGTCGAAGTCGAACGCATCGGCGACGTCATCGCCATCCGCGCCACCGCCGACCGCATGCGCCGCGAACTCCTCTTCAGCCACACCGAATGGACCGCGTTCATCACCGCCGTCAAGCACGGCCAATACGACCTCGAGGCCCAGCCGTGACGACACCGAACGTGGACCCCAACGCCCTCACCGGCGAACCAGCCGCGACCGGCACCCCCGCCGCCGAACTGCAAGACCACCCACCCGTCTGGGACTCCCACCCCGCGCACCACCGGTGGGAGTACGTGCCCGACCTCGGCGGCTGGGTCCACGACCAAGACCCCGACACCCTCTGCACCAGCGTCGGGGCGATCCCGTGGCAGCCCACCTTCGGCTACCCGCCCCCACATCCGCGCTGCCGGCTCGGCCAATGCCCATGCGGACAGGGGGACCGCCGTTGAAGCTGCTACATCTCGACGGGCGCAGCATCGGCGACACGCAGGTCCTCGTCGCCCTCACCGCACGCCCCGCCGCCGCCGTCCGCCGCCACTGCCCACGCGACGAGCACGGCTACGACATCGACGCCTCCACCGCGGTGCTCGCCGACGTCCCGGACCCGATCCTGCTCACCGCCCGGCAGGCCGAGCAGTACCTCGGCATCCCCTCCGGCACCGTCTACAGCTGGGCGGGCCGCCAGCAGGTGCGCAGCCTCGACCACACCGACGACGGGCGACCCCTCTATGACGTCGGCGACCTGCTGAAACTGCGACAAGGAGACCCCGCATGATGGAGACACGGCACTACATCGCCCTCACCGAGATGGGCCGCATGGTCGCGAAGGTCGGCCCGGCCCCAGCCGAGTCGTTCAAGCTCGACCCGCGCGAGCCGATTCCGCTCGGCGAGACGCTGGCCTACCCCGTGTCCGCCGAGATCGCCCGCGAGTGGACGGCCGACGACGACGAGGAGGACGCGTGATCGACAACTTCGCCCCGCAGCCCTACCCCCTCGAAGTCTCGACTGCTGAGGGGATCTGGTTCCTCGTGATCGGGTGGCGGCGAGACAAGGCCGGCAACCTCGTGCCCCTGGCGGACACGCCAGACGGCCTCATTGACCTGGCGGACTCGTTCGACCGGCCGCTGCACTACCGCCAGGCCGCGCCGCCCACGTCCACGCTGCGGGTCAGCCCGACCGCCACCACGCCGCCTCCCGTCGCCCGCCCGGCGCGCCGACCCAGCCCTGCTTGATCCGCTCGTGAGCTGCGTGCAAGGATGCGCCCGGCCCCGTCTGCCCACCGGCAGACGGGGCCGACGCATGTCAGGGGGTGACCACATGCCCAGGAACCCCGAAAAGCAGAAGTGCAGCGGCACCATCAGCACCGGCCCCCGCGCAGGCCAACCCTGCAGCAAGTACGCCCCCCGCGGCGGCACCGTCTGCCGCAGCCACGGCGGCGCCGCCCCCCAAGTCAAAGCCGCCGTCAAGGCCAGACGGGTCGAACAGGACATCGCCAAGACCCTCGGCCGGCTCACCATCGTCCCCATCCACGACCCCCTCACCGCGTTGGCCGAGCTGGCCGGCGAGATCACGGCCTGGAAGGAGCTCGCAGCCGAGCGGGTCGCCGCGCTGAAGGAACTCGCGAGCCGCAACTTCCTGTCCGGCAGCGACGAGGTGCACGCCGAAATCCAGGTGTACGAACGCGCCCTCGACCGCTGCGTCCACGTGCTCGCCACCATCGCCCGCCTGAACATCGACGAACGCCTCGTGAAGATCTCCGAGCAGCAAGCCGCGATCGTCAAGGAAGCCCTCATGGGCGCCCTCGACGACACCGGCCTACCGAGGGAGCAGCAACGAGAGGCGGCTGGGCATCTTGCTCGACGTCTTCGCCTCGTCGCTAGCTGACGCCCTCGAACAGGACTTCGAGGCCGAGCAGTGGCGCAATGACGGACCCGGCTGGGTCAACGACCGCCTCGGTGAGTACCTGTGGTCGAAACAGCGCGAGATCATGGAGAGCGTCCGGGACCACCGCAAGACCGCGGTCAAGGCCTGCCACGGACCCGGCAAGAGCCGAGTGGCAAGCAGGATCGTCGCGCACTGGATGGAGACGCACCCTCCCGGCAGCGTCAAAGTCGTCTCGACTGCGCCCACGTTCCCGCAGGTCGAGGCCATCCTGTGGTCCGAGATCAACGACGCCGCCGAGAAGGCCGCAGCGCGCGACAAACCGTTCTTCGGCCGCGTCCTCGCCACCCAATGGAAGATCGGCAACAAGCTGATGGGCTTCGGGCGCAAGCCCGCAGACCACAACGTCCACGGCTTCCAAGGCATCCACGCCCCCAAGGGCGTTCTCGTCGTCATCGACGAGGCGTGTGGGGTAGTGCCCCAGTTCTGGACCGCCGCGCAGGCGCTCATGAGCAACGACGACTGCCGGGTGCTGGCCCTCGGCAACCCCGACGACCCAGCCTCGAAATTCGCCGAGATGTGCGCCGACCCCGAGTGGAACGTCATCACCATCTCGGCGTTCGACACCCCGAACTTCACCGGCGAGCCGGTGCCGCCGGAGCTGGCCAAGGCTCTGGTCGGGCATCGGTACGTCGAGGAGATAGCCCGCGAGTACGGCGAAGAGAGCCCGATCTACATCAGCAAGGTCCTCGGCCAGTTCCCTGAGGACTCGGACGACGGCGTCATCCGCCTGTCTGCGCTCCGCGCCTGCTGCATGCCCGTCGAAACCCCACGCACCGAGACGGAGCTGACCCCCGTCGAGCTCGGGGTCGACTTCGGTGCGGGCGGCGACACCACCGTCATCCGCGAACGCCGCGGCATGGTCGTGGGCCGTACCTGGCGTACAGGCTCCCGCGACGCCATGCACATCGTCGGCCTCGTGTTGCAGGCAATCCGGGAGACCGGTGCGACCGCGGTCAAGTGCGACGTGATCGGGATCGGGTTCGGCCTCGTCGGCCGACTGATCGAGCTCGGCGAGAACGGCGCCCACAACGCGAAGATCATCGGCGTGAACGTATCCGAGACCGCCGGCGAGCCGACCCGCTTCCTGCGGCAACGCTCCGAGATCTGGTGGATGGGCCGGCAGCTCGCCGAGGACCGCCGCTGGGATCTGTCCGGGCTCGAGGAACGGGACCGCGAGCGGCTCATCTCGCAGCTCGTCGCGCCGCACTACAAGCTCGACTCGTCGGGCCGCGTGGTCGTCGAGACGAAGGACGAGACGAAGGAGCGGATCAACCGCTCCCCGGACGACGCTGACGCGTTATTGCTGTCGTTCTTCAACCCGCCCGGTAACCAGGCCGACGCGCTGGACTGGCTCAAGCAGGCGAAACGCGCAGCGTGAGCTACGGCCGCCTGAGGTAGAAGACGCCAGCTGCGGCCACGCCGAGGAAGAGGCCCATGCCGGTGGCATTGGCCCAATCGAGCGGCGGCGCCTCGGCGTTGATCAGCGCGACGGCCAGCGCACCGAGCGCGGCACCGATGAGACCGCCGACCGGCATGTACCAGTGCTCGCTCCAGCTCATGACCAGCAGCGTACGGGGGTGAGTCGTGGCTCGTCGCCGCCGTAAGCCCGTCCCCCGCACGATCGAGAAGTCCACGCCCATCGGGCTGGCCTCGCCTGCCGGCCGGGTCTACACCGCCGAGCAGGTTCAGGGCCTCCTCGCGCACCAGGCCCGACAGGGCGACACCGGCACCCTGGCCGTGCCGCTGCCCCGCGACCAGTACCCGTACGCGTTCGGGCCTGGCATCCCGCTCACCCCGGCCCCGCTGGACCCGACCCGCCCATCGGGCCGGGCCGAGCCGCGGATCTGGGAATACCCCGTCAGCTGGAACCTGCCCGGCGCCGGGCACGGCCGCCTCGTGCCGTGGAAGACCCTCCGCGACGCCGCGAACCTGCCCCTGATCCGCGACTGCCTGCGCATCCGCAAGTCCGAGATCCAGGGCTTGGAGTGGGACTTCGGGCTGTCCCGGCGCGCCCTGGACCGCGCGCAGCGCGACAAGCCCGAAGCCGGGCGCCTCGACGTCGAGCGGGAGCTGCGGGACAGGCTCGTCGGCGACATCGACCGGGCCACCGACTTCTGGGAGGTCCCCGACCCGGGCAACGGCTACACATTCGCCGAGTGGATCTGCATGTTCCTCGAGGAGCAGCTGGTCCTCGACGCGCTCGCCATCTACCCGCGCTACACCCTCGGCGGCGACCTGTACGCCCTGGAGATCCTGGACTCGTCCACGATCAAGCCGCTCCTCGACCACCGAGGTGGTCGGCCGCGACCCCCGGAACCCGCCTACCAGCAGATCATCCACGGCTTCCCGCGGGGCGAGTTCACGGCCGACACCTCGGACACCGACGGCCGCACCGTCGTACCGAACGCGTACACCGCCGACCAGCTGATCTACATCCGCCGTGAGGTCCGCGCCCACACCCCCTACGGGCTGTCCCCGGTCGAGCAAGCCCTCATGGACATCGACCTGTGGATGAAGCGCATCCAGTGGATCCGGGCCGAGTACACCGACGGTGTCATGCCCGCCGGATGGTTGATCAACGAGCAGACCACCGGCCACCAGTGGACCCCCGCCCAGGTGCAGGAGTACGAGCGGGAGCTCAACGACTACCTGTCCGGGAACACCGCGAACCGTCACCGGTACCGCGTCCTGCCGCCCGGGTTCCGCCCCGACGACGGCGCCAGCAGCGACAGGCAGGCCGAGAAGTACAAGCCCGACTTCGACCTCCACATCCTCAAGCTGGTGGTGGCCCACTTCGACCTCACCGTCCACGAGCTGGGCTTCACCGAGTCGCAGGGGCTGGGCGACGCCGGGCACTCCGAGGGGCAGGACCGGCTCAACAACCGCAAGGGCCGCAAGCCGGCCCTGCGTTGGATCGCCGAGCTGATCACGGAGATGTCCCGCGCGCACCTCGGCCTGCCCCGTGAGCTGGAGTTCAAGTGGCTCGACCTCGACGACGAGGACGAGGGCGAGCAGGAGAACATCACCGCCGAGCGGGTCGCGGCCGGGCTGCTCACCCTGAACGAGGGCCGCGACGAGATCGGGCGGCCCCGCTTCACGTTCCCCGAGGCGGACAAGCCGGCGGTCATCAACGGCGCCACCATCACGTTCGTCGAGGGCGCCGAGGAACGCGCCCAGCAGGCCGCCGAGCTCGAAGCGCGGGCGGTCGACGCGAAGGAACGTGGCCCCGCCGGTCGCACGGGCAGCACGGGGTCACAGGCGGGAGGAAGCCGGGACGGCTCTCCGGCTTCCTCCCGCCCGGATGACGCCAACGCGGGGGCGGCGTCGGCGAAGCAGGCGGAGGCGGCAGCGTACAAGCGGTGGGCGGCGAAGGGCCGCAGCGCACGCCGCTTCCAGCTCGAACACATCGTCGAGCCTGCCGACCTGGTGAAGTTCGACATCGACCCGGCCCGCGTTACATTCGGGCCTGACCTGGGAAAAGCTGACGCCCCGGACGCCGGGGCGGAGCTGGACCGGATCGCCGCCCGCGTCGCGCGGGAGCTGAACGCTGCCGCCGTCGGCGCGGTCGACGTCGACGACCTCGCCCAGCGCTGGCTCGAACACCGGGGCCTGGACAAGGGCCTGCGCGACCTCGTGCAGCAGGCGCTGGCCTGGCTGCGCGACCAGGCCATCAACCTCACCGAGGCGCTTGGCGAGGCTGTCCGTGGGGCCGTGTCCGACGGCTACGCGTACGGCGAGCGGGTCGCGCTCGAGCAGCTCGAGGACGAGGCCCGATCCCCGGCAGCCGAGCGGCTCCAGCAGCTGCTCGACGCGGCCGGCGTGACCATCTCGTCGGTGGCCGCGACCCGCTTCGACGAGATGGCCGAAGTGCTGGCCACCGGTGTCGAGCAGGGGTTGGCCCCGAAGCGGCTCGCGCGCGACCTGCGTGACGTCCTCGACGCCCCGCAGTGGGCCGAGACGGTCGCCGTCACCGAGACCGCCCGCGCCATGTCCGCCGCCACGCAAGCCACCTACGAGGCCAACCAGGTCGGCCAGAAGCTCTGGCTCCTCGCGCCCGACCAGCGGGTGTGCAAAGTGTGCGCGGCCAACGCGGCGCAGGGCCCGGTCGCGACGAACGACCAGTTCGCGTCGGGCGACGCGTTCCCGCCGGCGCACCCCAACTGCCGCTGCGCCCTCATGCCCGTCATCGACCTGCCCGCCACGAAGAAGGCGGACCGGTACCAGCTGCGCGACTACTGGCTCCACGGCGAAGGCGCCACCCGGTGGAAGACGTGGACCGACCTCTACAACCACCTCAAGGACCACGTCGGCAACGAACGCGCCAAGCGCATGGCCGCCCAGTGGTACCACGACCGATACGGCCGCTGGCCAGGGGAGAAGGGTCGGGATGACTGACACCACCGCGGTCTACGCCGAGATCGTCAAGCACGAGCGGGACGCCAACGGCGACCTCGTCGTGTACGGCCGCGCCACCGGGCCCGACCTCGACCTGGACAGGCAGATCTGCGATCCCGAATGGCTGAAGACGGCCATGCCGACCTGGTTCCAGACCGGGGCCAACGTCCGCGAGCAGCACAGCTCCATCGCAGCCGGGATCGGGACTGAGATCGCCCAGCTCCCCGACGGTGGCTGGGACCTCAAGTCCCTGGTCGTCGACCCGGTCAGCGCCCGCAAGGTCGAGAAGAAGGTCCTCAAGGGCTACTCGATCGGGATCCGAGCGCCGCGCGTGGTCAAGGACGCTTCGGCGCCCGGCGGCCGGATCGTGGACGGGCAGATCATCGAGGTCTCGCTCGTCGACCGACCGGCGAACCCGACCTGCCAGCTCACCCTGGCCAAGGCGCTCAAGCCCGGCCCGCAGACCGCAGCCGCCATCGACGCCGACCGCCACCTCGTCAAGGTCGAAGAGCTCCACGACCGCGCCGACGAGGTCACCGAGGCGTTGAAGGCGCTCGACCTCGTCGCCGTCGTGAAGGGCGACCAGGCCCGCGACATCCGCAGCGCCGACCAGGCCATCGCCATCATCGCCGGCCTCATCCAGGCCGAGGCCGCGCAGCTCGCCGACGGCGTCGCTTCGGAGGCCTGCGACATCGACCTGCTGCTCTCCGCCGTCAGGGCGTTGGAGTGGTTCAAGTGCCGCGAGAAGAAGGAGCCAGAGATGGCCCATGTCGAGATGGCCGCTGAGGCGACCGCCGAGAAGAGCGCCGCGCCGGCCCCCACCGACGCGGCCACGCCCACCCCGGACGCCCCACCGGCGCCGGACACGCAGACTCCCGCCCCGGCCGCCGAGAAGGCCGCCGAAGGCGACGAGAAGACCGACCTCACCGAGCTGGTGAAGGCGCTTCAGGCACAGGTCACCGAGCTGAACACGCAGGTGACGAAGGCCATGAGCGCGCCTGCTCCGGGTGGTCCCGTCCTCACCCGCACCACCGGAGACACGGCGAAGGCCGACAACCGGGAAGAGCACCTCACCAAGGCCGCGCACTGGCAGCGGCTCGCGGACGAGGTGCGCGACCCGCAGGCCCGCGCCGGCTACCTGCAGATGGCCGCCGACGAGCGCGCCGCTGCCACCAGCTGAAGGAGATCATCATGGGGCACGCTGTCCCCACACCGTCCGAGATGTTCTCGGACACCACGGACCCTGTGCAGGTCGCGCAGCGGTTCGAGCAGTACAAGGGCACGCTCTCCAACGAGCACCAGAAGGCCGCCCAGGGTGGTCGTGGGTTCGCACCCGGCGTCGGCATCGTCGAGGACCCGACCGCCAAGTCGCGGGCCATCGCCGAGCGCGTCGAGAGCATCACCAAGGGCATCAGCCCGGACGTGCTCGCGTCCGTGCAGAGCGAGATCGACGCGCTGAACAACACCCTGAGCGCGGACATCGCGAAGGACTGGACGCTGCCCGGCACGTCGCCGAACAACGCCACCCTGGTCCCCTACGACCTCGAGGCCCCGGCGAAGCTCCTCGTCCCCAGGCTCACCCCGCTGCGCAACCAGATCCCGCGCGGCAAGGGCCAGGGCACCGCCCGCCAGTTCCGCGTGGTCGACGGCTGGTCGAACTCCGGGTTCGGCGGCGTCGCGGACAAGAGCCCGTTCATGGACTCGCAGACCACGACCGAGCACTTCGGTCCGATGGAACTGCGCCGCGGTAAGAAGATCGAGTACGCGTCGCACGACGAGACCGCGGCCTACGTCGAGATGTCGCTGTCCGACCAGGTGAACTGGGTCAGCCAGTTCGCCGGGCAGGGCTTCCAGGACATCCGCAGCCTCTCCCAGACGGCGCTGCTGTGGTCACACCTGGGCGGCGAAGAGCGCGCCATGCTCTACGGGCGCGGCGCGTCCGGCAACGGCTACGCCGGCCCCGTCGCCGCACCGGTCATCTCCTCGAGCACGGCCACCACCGGCGGCACCATCGCGGCCGGCACCTACCCGGTCGTCGTCACCGCCGTGTCCGGGTTCGGCGAGTCCGTGATCTCGAACAACACGTCTCAGGTCACCACCGGTTCGACGTCCACCATCACGGTCAACGTCACCACCGAGCCGGCCGGTTCGATCGGCCGCTACCGGGTGTACGTCGGCACGGCCGGCGGCGCGGTCGGCACCGCCAAGCTGCAGACCGAGTTCACCGGCACCACGGTCACCCTGACGTCGCTGTCGACGACCGGCGCCACCAACCCGGGCACCACCGACACGTCGGTCCAGGCCCGCGGCTACGACGGGTTCCTCACCGTGCAGTCCGACCCGGACCGCTCGGGCTACTACAAGAACCTCAACGCCACCCTGGCGACCGGCACCCCCGGCAGCGAGTTCCAGGACGCGTTCCTGTCGCTCTGGCAGAGCGTGAAGGCCGACCCGGACCACATCTGGGTCGACGGTGCCACGGCGAAGAACCTCGGTGACCTGCTCCAGCGCCACGACGGCTCGTCCTCGTACCGGCTGCAGCTCAACGGGGACGGCCACGGCCACTTCCTCGGCTCCGTCGTCACGGGCATCGAGAACCAGGTCACCCGAAAGATGGTGCCGTTCAACGTGCACCCCTGGATGCCCGCGGGCTGCGCGCTGATCCGCTCCACGACGCTCCCGATCCCGGACTCGCACGTCGGTGCAACCGCCGAGGTCATCAGCGTGCAGGAGTACATGAGCGTGGACTGGCCGGTCGTGCAGTTCACGTACGACGCGAGCACCTACTGGTACGGGACGCTCGTGCACTACGCGCCGAAGTGGTCCGGTCTGATCACCGGCATCAAGGCGGCCTGATCATGGTCGCCGTGATTCTGCTGGTCCTGGCCCTGGTGTGCTTCATCATCGGGGCTTCGGGCTACGCAGTGGGCCGCGTCAACATGGTCAGCCTCGGGCTGGCGTTCTGGGTGGCCACCGCCCTGCTCAGCGCCCTGCCAGGCGCGGCGTAGCCCCGTATCCCCCGACTGGTCGCGTGTCCGGCAGCCGCGCGACCGCCCGAGACGGGCCCCGGCATCCCCCCAGACCGCCGGGGCCCGTCTCACCTTCCCCCGCTGGAGGTTCCCGTGTCTGACCTGGTCACCGTCGGGGCCCCGGACGGAGCGGTGCGTGGCGTCACCGGCATGTCCGGCCGCGAGTACCGCAGCCACGACGGCATGTACCGGATGACTCCGGGCGACGCCAAGGCCCTCGTCAAGGCGGGCGGCTTCCGGCCATCGCTCGCCAGTCCGGCCCGCGGCGGGTTCGAGTGCCCGTGCGGGTTCCGCCCGCTGTTCCGCCTGTGCTCGCGATGCGGGCACCGCAACTGAGGAGAGATCCGATGGCCCCGCGCGAACGCAACCAGCTCAACAAGCCCGTCGAGCAGGACGAGAAGCCCGAGCCGACCACCGAGGAGCAGGACCGGCCGGCCGAGCAGGACCAGCCTGTCGAGCAGGCTCCCACCAAGGACGGCATCTGCGTCCTGTGCTGGCCGGACGGCTGGCCGACCGAGGACACCAAGAGCGCGAACTGCGAGCACGGCAACTGGAAGCGCTGACCAGCAGAAAGAGGTGACCCGGTGCTCGACTACCCGTACGTGAGCGTGGCCGAATACCGGGCACACCCGACGTTCCTCGACAGCAACAACCTGCGCACCGGCCACACCCAGGTCGAGCAGGACGCCGCCCTCACCAACATCCTGTTGGAGGCCTCGCAGTGGGCCGACGACAAGGTCAACATGCCGTTGGGTGCGCACGTCCGCACCGAGAACGTGCGGCTCACCGCCAGCCGCACCGGCCAGCTGCGGTACCACCCCGAACACGCCCCCGTCATCAGCGTGATCGGCATGTCCGTCGGCTCCGCTCCCGCCGAGCTCGACCCCGTCTCCGACCCGCAGGTGTGGACGGAGCTCGACGGCCGAATCATCGTGGCCTTCAACCCGGCCGGTGGCCCCGGCTTGGGCTCGCTCCAGTTCGGCAGCGTGGCGGTCGGCATGGAGCAGCTCGTGTCCTGGACGTACGTGGCTGGGTTCCCCGCCACCCAGCTCGCCGCTCCGGCCGCCGCCGGCACGTCCACGCTCGAGGTGCGCAACCCGGTCGGGATCCTGCCCGGCACCGTGCTGCGGCTGTGGACGCCCGGCAAGGAAGAGGCGGTCACGGTCACCTCGGTGAACGCCGAGACGCTCACGGTCTCCCGGTCGATCGCGAACGCGCACCCCGAGGGCATGACCTGCTCGGCGCTGCCGACCACCGCCCGCGAGGCGATCATCAAGTACGCCACGTACCTGCTGATGCGGCCCGCCAGCACGGCCGAGGCTGTCGCCCCCCGGGGCGCGCCCGCGACCACCTCGACCAGCGGTGACGCCCGCCGCACCGGCCGCTCCACGTTCCTCTACGACGACGCCTGCAAGCTCCTTAAGCCCTACAAGAGGATCCGATGACGGAGGCGCTCGCCCGGGCCACCAACACGCTCGCCGTCAGGGACACGGTGTGCCGCTGGTTCGGCGGCCCCTACGACCCACGCACCCGCGCGTACCGCACCCCGCAGGTCGAGTACCTCGGCACGGTCCGCCGTGCCCGCCCGAAATCTGAGGACGCCGAGGACTACTACGTCGGCGCACCCGCAGCGGGCGCCGTGATGGGCTCGACGATGCTCGTGCACGTCGACTCCGGGATCGAGACGCGAGTCGCGATCGCGGGCGCGTTCGGCGGGCTCAAACTCGTCACCGCCGCCGTGATGCTGCACGTGTTCCTGCGCAGCGACACCGAGTGGGCCGAGGACGCGCAGGACGCCTTCTACGAGCTGAAGGACAGCCTGATCGCGCGCATCCGCGAGGACCGCACGTTGGGGTCCGGCGGGTGGGAGGTCGGCGGGTTCGACGCCGGCGAGGACGACCAGCGGCTGCGCTGGGCTATGGCCCCCGCCGAGACCTCGGCCGAGCGGACCACCGGCTACCTCTTCATCGAGTTCAACGTCCGGTATTACGAGGAAGGTTGATCATGCCCAGCTTCGAGTTCACGGGCGGCGACCCGATCGACCATCACGACCTCGGCCGGATCGAGCCCGGCGACGTCGTCGAGTTCGACGACGAGCCCGCTGGCGAGTGGAAGCCCACGAAGAAGAAGGCCAAGAGCGACTCGGCCAGCACCGACGACAAGAAGGAGGGCTGAGTCGTGCCTACGCCTACGACCTACACCCCGGCCAAGGAGTTCCTGGGTATCGCGCCCGAAACCGAGGCCGGCACCGCCGTCCCGATGGTTGCCACCATCCCGTTCACGAAGGTCGACTTCGAGGACCAGGTCAAGTGGCTCGACGACCCGTCGCTGCGCGGCAGCATGGCCGGCCTGTACGGCCGCTACCAGGGCGTGCGGGAGGTCGACTGGTCCCTCGAGGGGCCGATGTACGTGGACACGTTCCCGCACCTGCTGGAGAGCATCCTCGGGGACCGGACCACCACCGGTGCCGGCGACCCGTACACGCACGCCTTCAGCCTGAACAACAGCTTCTCCGGGCAGCCCAAGACGCACACCCTGACCTGGTTCACCGGCATCACAGAGACCGTCGGTGCCCGCACCTACCCCGGCGCCTGCCTGGCCGAGCTGTCCCTCGAGTTCGACATCGAGGGCGGCGGCAAGGGCCTCGTCCAGTACAAGAGCAAGGGCCAGGCCTGGGGCAGCTCAGTAGCCCTGGCCACCCCAGTCGCCGCGCCGTCGAGCGTCCCGCCGTTCGCGGCCTGGCGCGCGCTGCTC